AAGCTTCGTTCCATAAGAATTAGTTGTATCTGTGACGATAGAGAACTCTCCGTAAACATCAACCTTTTCTGCTGCTGCTACAGAACCACCAATTTTACCAGAAAAGTTTGTTTCTGAATCTGCACCATCAGGATTAGACAAGAACGCACCACCTTGTAAGTAGTAAGAAGCAGTTCCATTACCGCCTTCATATCCAAGATGTAAGTCAGTACCAGATCCAGTGTAGTCTTTACCTGTATAAGAGGCATTATTTTCTACGTTCAAGTAAAAATTACCAGCAAACGCAGGTGTTGATACTGCTGATACAGCAGCTACAGCTAAAACTTTTTTAAGCATTTTTAAAAAATAAAAATACATGCTAATTGATTTATCTTATTATTTCCTGTTTTGTTTCGCATTTTTGACTTTTTCTCCATGCCTTACTTTTACACGAGACTGAACAATATATTTTTCTTTGTTCTCTAGTATAAAAAGCTTTATCGCAAAATTTACAATGCTTAAGTAAAGCATTTAAGTCAGTAACTTTTTTATATATAGCATCATTATGTACTATATATTCTTCACTCATACACAGCTTTGCCAGTTACTATGGCTGCATCTATAGCCGTAAAATCTTCTGTAGTCCATATAGATGTAGTTTTGTCTTCTTTTTTATATGCTTTTATAATCTCAAGGTGATCTACATTCCTTTTAATACGATCTTTCCAATCCTGTTCTGTTTCATAACTATACTTTTCAGTCTCAGTGTTTATCAAAGTCACACTATCTCCTGCGTTGGTAAAGATAGTTGCAATCTCTTCAGCGGTACGTTCTTCAGACATTTGATTTAAGTTTGTTTACTTCTATTGTAAGCTCTTGGATCGCCTTGACAAGAATTGGTACTAATTTACCGTAACTTGCTTCTAGACGGTCAGGGTTATTATCCATAACCATATTTAGATAATCTGCATCATTATCTTTTTGCACTTTCTGTAGATCTTGAGCGATAAACCCATGCTCACACGATCCATTTTTACCATTGCCATCTCTTGTAGCCCATTCAAACTTTACTGGTCTAAGCTTGTTTATAAAATCTAATCCCTCTGGTAAATCTATAACGTTTGTCTTATCTCTTGCATCAGATAGAGAAGATATAGTTTGTACATTACAACGTAGGGATGAAATATTACTATCACCTAAAGTTATTTCGTTCGATACAGTGGCTGAACTGGCTGTTGCATCATGTCCTAAAAGTATATTGTTAGATCCTGTTGTTAAATTGTTAGTTCCAGAATTAGCAGCCCCAGAACCCAGTATTGTATTATCTGAACCTGTTGTAATTGCAAAACCGGAATATTCTCCAATTGAGGTGTTTTTATTTCCACTTGTAACATAATACAAAGTCGCATAACCCATAGCCACATTATTATTTGCTGTAAGATTTCCTCCAGCCATACATTCAGCACCCACTGCAACGTTATAGCTTCCTGTCGTTTGATTATATAGAGCTTGTCTTCCTAATGCCGTATTGTGCTGTCCAGTGTTTGTATTAAATAAAGATTGATATCCAACAGCGACATTACCATTGCTATTAAGTGAATAACCTGCTCGATAACCTATGACAGTTGATTGATTTGCTGTAGTTATGTTATATAAAGTCTCTGATCCATAAGCTGTATTATAATCGCCCTTTGTTAAAGTTCTTCCTGATTCTGAACCGTTTAATGTATTGTGAAATCCATTAGTTATAGCCGTTCCAGCTTTCCATCCAAAAACTGAATTATTATATCCTGAGGTCGCAGATTCTAAGGCATTAGCTCCAACACTTGTATTTTTATCACCTGTATTTATTGCCGTACCAGCATTATATCCAATTAATGTATTATATTCAGCATCAGTTCCCGAAAAACTATCTCCAGCATTAGTTCCTCCGACAGTGTTATATTGAGAATCTGAACTAAGCCCACCTCCGCCTCCAGATGCAGCAGCGAAGCTTGCTTCACCATTAGCATCAACTGTCAGTACGTGTCCTTCTGTAGGTGTTCCTCCATTATCTTTAAGAATAAAATCTATACCAGGAACTCTAAATTTTGTAATATTTGAACTTCCTATAGTTACCTCATTAGAAACTGTTGCAGAACTAGGTTGTGAACTGTTTCCAATGCAAATATTGTTACTACCAGTAGTAAGAAGATTTCCAGAGTTTAATCCAATAAAAATATTATCTGATCCTGTTGTAAGATCATCTCCTGCCTGTGCACCAATAGTGATATTATAATTTCCCGTTGTTAAAGTTTTGCTGGATTCATAACCAATAAATACAGATCTATTTGCAGTTGTAGCATTTAATCCTGCGTCAGAACCGATAACAACATTTTTTTCAGCAGAATTACCATCTTCCAAGGCATTTGCTCCTATAACAGTATTATAATCTCCAGTGTTTAAATTTTTACCAGCATCTAATCCAAAAAGTGTATTGTCAGTAGTTCCCGATCCAAGACTACTTCCTGCATTTGAGCCACCTTTTGTATTACCGTAAGCATCAGAACTGATTGTTGTGCTACCACTGGATTGAGCGATCCAATCGTAATCTGAACCATTCCAGCTTAATATTTCGTTTGTAGATGCAGAACTTGTATTTAAATGACTATCAACACTTGAATTTGTATAGGCCGTTGTTTGTGCTACCCAACTGGTTCCACCACTACCATTTGACTGAAGTACCTGTCCATTAGAACCATAGTTAGCAGGTAAAGTAAAAGTTATATCTCCACTAAAATCAGCATGGGCTGGTGCTTTTATACTTGCATAATGTGCATTGCTTGACTCGCAATACAAACGTAATTCTGATTGAGATCCAGTATTTTTAATTCCTAATATGCCACTGGATATAAACTTTGAGTTCATATCCAAATCCCCTCCAAGTTGAGGAGTCGTGTCAGAAACAAGATCAGTAATATATGTATTTGTATCAACGGTATAACTGCCAGCACCAGTACGTTTCATAAACCCATTGGAGGTGAAATCACCATCCATGATCGCACCAGCACTGGCAACATTCGTTGCATCGGTTACATCTGCTGATATTTCAATACCATCTAATTTATTTTTTAAGGTAGTTGTGAAATTATTATCAGTTTGAGAAGTAACAACAAAATCTAATGTACCATCTGAATCTTGGTACGTTACTGTAATTCCTGTTTGTGTATTACCTGTAACCATACCACCGACATAATCTTCAACCTGTTCTTCTGTAAGAGTTGATGTTATATATCCTGCTCCATTTGTAATAGCATTATTATTCAAAGAAATATCTGCAGAACCATTAAATGAAACTCCAGCAATAGTTCTTGCATTTTCTAAAGTCGTTGCTGTTGAAGCTGCAATACCTAAAGCATCTATATCTGATTTTGTTTGATCTGCGGTCGCTCCAGATTCAATTCCGTCTAATTTACTTTTATCAGAAGATGACATGCTTCCAGCAGCACTTGTTGTCGCAGCCGTAATACTTATAGCTGGAGTCGTACCACCTGAACTTACTATCGGTACTGTTCCAGATACAGAATTTACAGATCCACCACCACCACCACCTGATTCAGCAGCCCATTCCAGACCCGTTGCAGTACTACTATTAGCTTTTAAAACGTAACCATTAGTTCCAACAGATAAAGCTGTGGGATCTCCAGAACCATCCCCAACAAGTATTTCGCCTTTGCCATCAAGATCACTATTCATTATTGCACCTGCCGCATCAACATTGCTCGCGTCAGTAACATCAGCACTTGTCTCTATTCCTGATAATTTTGTCTTTTCTGCATCAGTAAAAGCATTTGTATCACTATTACTTTCATAAGCCGTCTTAATTTCACTAGCTGTTTGATCTGCCGTAGCATTAGACTCAATTCCATCTAGTTTTGACTTGTCGCTGGCAGACATGGAACCCGCAGCAGAACTTGTCGCTGCTGTAATACTGATTGCAGGTGTATTACCTCCAGATGAAACAATAGGTGAACTTCCAGTGACAGAAGTTATTGTCCCTCCACCTCCTCCGCTACCATTAGCTGCTGCTGTAATCCTTCCCTGTGCATCAACGGTGATATTTGTATTCGTATATGAACCAGCAGATACAGAAGTATCAGCCAACTTATCAGCAGTAACAGCATCATCGGCTATCTTTGCTGTAGAAACAACTCCATTATCAATAGTAAAAGTTGCACCAGAATCACTTATTGTAATATCACCTTTATCACCATCTGTAATTGATGGTCCTTGTGGCCCTTGAATCCCTTGGATTCCTTGTGGACCTTGAGTAACAATCTCAACAATGCTAATAGGATTTGAACTCATGCTGTGTAACCTTCACTTATAAATAGTGTACCTTCTAAATAATACATTTTATCTCCACTGGGATCTGTTAACAAAACATCATATTTAAGTATATTCAAAGAAAAATTAGCAGTATCAGTATCACTAAGTTTTAAATCAACCGTTCCATTAACTCTATCTGTATAGGTCACACTGAAATCAGCAAATTTAGTAGTCCTTGCATCATCGTAAACCTGTGCAGCTACAGTAAAACCAGTTATATTTACGGCTGTACCACTAGAATCTTTAAATATAAGACGTACAGGAAAGTCTGCCCTTCGTTGAACTGTAAAATTCTTTTTAGCAGTAATGATAGCCATAATTATTATGCGATATGCTAATTATATCTTAGGTATTATCATCTATTTGAACACCATCTACTTTTCTTAGTCCTTCATATAATTTCTGATTACCAATAATTTTAGCTGTAAGTTGATTTAATTCCTGCTGTTTAGACTGTATATCATTTTGTATCTCCTGAGCTTTTTGTACATCAGCATCAAGAATAACTTTTGTTTGTTCGTATAGTTCTTGCGGGGTCATAAAAATTTAATATTTAAAAGTATTATACTAACCCGCTTCAAGTGCTTCAACTCGTGCTGTAAGTTCTTGTACTGCTTTTAAAAGTTCAAAAGTAAAATTATGCCCAACAGTCCATGGCTGAACATTATCAGGAACGGTGTCACCAGTTCCGTCATCAGAACTATCTTTTGTAACTTTATCAGGAAAAATATTTATTAGATCTTGAGCAATTAAACCTATACCTGATGCAGTGCCATCCTTGTAGTCAAATTTCTTTATAGATAACTGTTTTATTTTATCTAGTACGTTATCCATATCAACAATATTTGTTTTAAGTCTTCTATCAGAACTACTGAAAAATTCTGGACCAGCACTTGTTCCTGCTCTTCTTATTCCTCCTGTAGCATTTGTATATGCTCTAAAAAGTAAAATAAATTCTTGATTAGTAACCTCAGAAAATGTTGCAACTCTTACAGCTGCTGCTTCTCCACTTTCGGTTCTTACATGCAGTTTATTATTAGGTGAATTTGTACCGATACCTACGAATCCATTAGATTTTATGCGTAAACGTTCACTGGAACTTGTATGAAATACTAAATTTGAGCCATTGTCATAATTAATTCTGCCTCCATCTGGATCTGAAACATCTCCTAAATCTAAAAAAGCTCCACTGCCATCAGCAGAAGTAGCTCTTATAACAGTGTCTCCAGTAGATTGGATGTGTAGATTAGTTGCTGGATTCACCGTACCTATACCACAGTTGCCAGTGTTTGTTATAACAAATCTTTCTGTGCCACCTGTTGAGATATTTATTTCATCTGGTCCTCCAGAGAAGATTCCTGTATTTGTATCATCAGTTATAGATAATGAAGGTGAACTTTGTGAACCACCAGGTATTTGAATACTTCCATCAAAACCTCTTAAATTTATAAAACCGTTATTTGCAGAATTTCTTATTCTTATTTTTTGTAAATTTGTATCAGCAAAAAGTTGAAACGCATAAGTTGTACTAGGTGCTGATGAACCGGAATTGTTACTTGCTATTGCCTGTAGTGCACTATTGATATCTAACCTCACATTTTGGCCTGTGGAGTTATCTATTACATAATCATGTTGTGCCATTTACTAATCCAAAATTTTATTTAAGTATATCTCAATCTAACACTAACTACCACGGCCAAAACCAACTGCTATATAACTAAATGTTTTACTTACAGGGTTATTACCTGCATTTATGAATTTAATAGTAAAACCACTTGCAGAAATATTTGTAAGTTCAAATCTTTCATCAGCAGCTAAATCATTTGCAGTAATTCCTATACTTGGTTTTTGAGTGTCAACTCCAACACTAGTTTCTGCTGCACCTGTAAAGAAAGTTTGATCAAAGGTTATAGCTAAACCAGATGCACTCGTACCACTAGTTAAACCACTTTCTTGTTCTGTTCTTCTTTCTAGTTCTGCTTTATATCCAAGCTGATCTATCTCAATACTTTGTGCTGGATCTTCTGATTCTAATAAACATTTAAACTTAAATCCTCTGCCAACATACGTTCCATTTGTAAACGTATTAAATGTTTTACCTGTAAAATCGCTTGCTTGATAACTAGAACCATTAGAAGGTGCTGCTGTTGTTACAGCTACTAATAATTTTGCATTAACATCAAAAGCAGTAGCCCCATCAAAATCTGTCCATGTATCTACATTTGCTGTTCTCTTATCAATAAGATCACTAGGATAAAAACCCTGAGTTACAAAATGCCTTGTCAGACGCAAAGGATTAACAGCACCAAGATCTAAAATTTTTGCAAAATCATAACTACCACCTGTTAAGAAATTTACATCACTAATAAAATCAAAATCAGCTATAGCATCAAAATCTGTTGCATCATCCAGAGTCTCAGTAGAGCCCAAAACTAAGCCATTAACTTCATCGGAGAAAAAACAAAAAGATTTAGCTCCAGCAAAAGGAGGTGAATCTGTATCTTCTCTATCGTTAAAAACTAATAGTTTAGGTTGTGGATCAGGATTATTTACAACGACAGATGCTTCACCAGAACTTAATCTGCCACCGTCATCTCTGAATTTTAAAATATACTCACCATCAATTGCGGGCACTACTATTTCACTAACTGAACCTGGTGCGGCAGGTATCAAAGTAACAGAATTAGTAAAAGTTCCAGTACCATCTGTTAAATTACTATGTCTTACGACTACGTTGCCACCATGAATTACATCAGGATCTACAGATTTATCAAAACGTAATCTTATAAATTGATCTGATATTGATTCTATTCTTAAATTTTGCACATCTCCTGGTAAAGCAGTTTTTCCTAAAGCATCAAAAGTAAAAATTGTTGGTTTGGAAGAAGGTTCAAATATTGAATTTAATGAAAATATCCTAAATTCATATCTTCCTTGTAATGAATCTAAAATTTCTAACTCTGAATTTTGTGTTCTAATTGTTGTAAAATTACCATCATCAACTTTAAATTGAATCTCATATCCACTAGCTTGAGGATTATGATTGAAGTCTAAATTTAATCTAGTTCTGGCTTTATCATTCTCTACAAAAAATTCTTCTGTTGCATTCACACCAACAGGAGAATCAACCAATTCATTTAAAACGGTTATATTTCTTACTGGTAATGGAGATCCATCTTCTATGAAAGCGTACTTTCCTTCAATATACGATGTTGCAGTTACTGCATAATTATCTTTATCTTCAGTAATACCCACAACTCTCCATTGAGCAGTCTGTAAAGTTGTGTTTTCTAAAATCCAGACACTATTAGAATTTGGAGCAGTATCAATCAAAGTACCGCTTGTATTTTTCATTTGAAAATTTTCACCACTTGCTAGTGTTATTACCGCACCACTTATTGAACCAACATTTTTAGTACTAACCGTTCCATCAGGCATTATGACGCTAAGTGTCGGGCTATTTGTAGCATCTAAATCTGTATCAGATGTATTATCTACCGTTACCGTATTTGTTGTTGCAGAACTAATCCTACCTCCTCGTCTTAAACCCGCTTTCACTGGATCGCTTACTTCAATTACCTGCCCTGGCCTGACAACTACTCCTTCTGCTAATCCAGTAGAAAAACTAATTGTTTCTGTAGCATTTTGTTCTTCAAAAAGAATAAATCTTCCTAATCTTCTAGCCTGATTTCTTGATGTACAAGCAAAACCTGTAATTTTTTTATGAATAATTCCATATTTATTTTTAGCAGTGGTATCTTCAACAGTTTCAAAATTTAATTCTTGATTTTCCATATCAAAGTAAGACACAGATACAACGGTAGATCTTGTTTTTAAACTTGTTCCAGAATATATAAATCCTTCCGCAGTAACATTTGATAAATTAAACAAGTAACTTGGATCTGTAGGTCTATCTTGCGTGATAATAAGAGATCCAGCACTCCAAAATGTCATGCCTCTCATTACAGAACTAAGAGACATAACTGTTTTAAATGCATCTTCTCTTTTTTGAAGAACTACATTACAGCTAAATCTAGGTTCTTGGCCTCCATTTCCATCATCAACTAATTCAGAAGAATAAACAGAAGCACTGAAGAAAGCAAATTTATCAAGTTGAGTTTCAGTTATATGATCTCCTAACCCATATCTGCTATTTGTTAAAAGATCAAATAATATCCAGGCAGGGTCACTTGTCCAATTAAATGTTCCACTATAGATTAATCTTCCATTTGTCGAATCTACAGTTGCATTATGTGGGATTTTAACCTTAACTCCACGAATCCTGTACATACGATCTGGAACAGTAGGAAACTGTTCAGCATCAAAGCGTAAATAAAGATGAGCTATATCGGGATAAGGTCTTTGCTCATCTATTATTTTGGTAAAAGATGACCATGAAAATGTATCAGTAATCCTTTCACTAGTACTATCAGCAGAATCTCGACCAACCGTTACCTGTATTGGAAAAGAGGCATTATTCTTAATAGGAATTAAAAAATCTCTGCTATATGAATTTCTTGATTTTCCTGCAATAGTAAATTTTGAATTATCTGAGGAAGAAAAGAAAAGTAGACCAACAAGACCATTAGGTAAAATTTCAGGTCCGTCACTATCTGTATTTCTATTAAAAAGACTTACAGTTCCATCATTTTCAGTGATTTTTATAAATACATCAACAGAAGTTCCTATATTCTTTCCGTCTTCTTCATTTATATTTATAAGTGCATCAAATGTAATTGTAACTCTAATAGCATCAATATTTGACTCAGTTATAGTTCTGGTGACAGGTGAAGCATTAGTTACTTTTACTCCTACAGCCTCTTCATTTTCAATAGCACTAATAGCTTTTATGAAAGTTTGATCTGAAGTTCCAAATCTAGGCTCAAATTTAACACCTTTAAAATTAAAATCAGCTTCCGTAATATTACTTGGATCTGCATTTGGTCTAACAATAGGTGTCGATGATAAAAATATATCCTTTAAAGCTGCCTTGCTATATGCATTAGTTCCTTTTGTTAATCCTGATGCCGAAGGGAAACCTTCAATTTCTCCTTCACTTATTACTTCAATAAGATTTATTGCCTGTTTACTTTGTATGGCACTATTAAAGACCAATGTACCACTACCACCACCACCGTTAAACCATTTAAAAGGATTTAACTGAATTTCTTTTCGTCCTGCTCCAGGATGTATTTCAGCAACTTTAAACATAAT